ACTTGCTTCTACTGGGTATCTTAAATAAGAATTTCCTTGCCAAACAACTTTTGCGTTTAAATTTAAATTGCTTCCTGCATGAAATCTATATGTCATGATTGTTTGACTACCATGTAAGATTGAATCTAATTCCAATTCAAATAATTCAATAATTGCAGAAGGGTTGATCTTCTGTAGATCACTAATAATTGGATCTAAACTCATGGCTCAAATACTTCCCTAAAAGTTGCTGTGATTGTTGCTCTATTTAAGTAAGGAATAGATTTATTCCATGCCTCACAAACAAACTTTCCTGCTGAACTTTCACCTGGAGGGATAAAGTCAAAACTAGCTTGATCTAATGCTCTTTCGTCTAAAAATGTTTCTATGGTGTCTGCAACTGATTCTGAAACTGCAAACTTTAAAGAATAAACTTTTGGATTTGTATGCGCGTCCAACCCAAATAAAATTCGATGTTCGTACCCATCAGCAAAACGAACAACACGTTTATTAGGTGCTGATCTTTTTTGAACTCCATATTGCGGAGTGATTGAAACACCTGAACCAGTTATCGAAGGAAAAGTTGCCATTAACGTGTACCTGCTAAGAGTCCTCCAGGTCGTTGCTGATTAACAAGTTCAGCTTGAACTGCTGCTGCAAGCATAGTTCCTAATTCTTCCGCTTGTCCTCCATCTCCTTCAACTTCTGTATTTGTTGCATCTACGTTCACAACAATATTTGTTGAGCCGCCGCCGCTTATTTGATTATTAGGAATGATTGTTCCAGACTGGCTTGGTACAAATAATTCAGGCCCACGCTCCCCCACAAGTGATGCTTTTCCTACAGGAGGCCGCCCTCCATTTGCAAAGCTTAACCCTGAAAATAAATTACCTCCAAATTGTTTCAAAGCTTGAGTAACACCTAATCGAATTAATGAATCAGCAAGATCATCAATAATATTCCTTGCCATATCTCCCAATGATTTTGTTCCTTTTATTGCTTCAACTAAGTTATCTCTAATATTAGTTGCAATAGAATCACCAATCTTTTTGTAAGCTTCTTTTAATTGTTTTGCTGCCTCCTCTTGTTCTGTTAATGCTTTTGTTCCTGCTTCTATTTTTCTTCTATTTTTATCTAATTCATCTGATCTCTCTTTTAAAGTTTGTATTTGAGTATCAAGTATTTGCTTTTCTGTGCTTAATGAATTAATAGCACGTTTATTATTATTGTGTTTTGCAGTTGCTAATCTTGCATTAAGTTTTACCTGTTGGAGAAGAAGCTTACTTAATTCTTTTTGAACCTCGGCATCTGTTCCTTTTTTTATCAAGTCATTATATTTTTTTTGCTCTTCATTTGCTTTAATTAATGCCGTTGCAATGCCTCCAATAGCTACTGCAATCAATCCAAAACCTGTTGCTACAGTAGCAAGTTTTAATGCTCCTAAAGCAATTGTATAAGCAGATGTTTGAGTAGTTGCTAATAATGTGGCGGCGGCAATTCCTTTTAATCCTGTTGATGCAATTAAAGAAGTCACACCAACCATACTTAATTTTGCTCCCAACGCCGTTACGGCAGCAGAAAGTAAACCAGCAACAACAACAACACCTTTAACAGCTAAAGCAAAAGCCGTAAAAATTGCGACAGTCTTTCCTAGTGGCGATTGTGCAAAATCTGTAACCGCCTCAACTAATTTTGTTAATGCTTTTGTTCCTGCTAAAACCGCAGGTGCAAATAAATTACCAACAGCTTTTGAAAGTTCTTCTGTTTGATTTGTAAAACTTTTAAAGACAGCCGTTGGGTCATTTGCTATTAATTCTCTTAAACTTGCGCCTCCATCCTTTTCTATTTTCTTTAATGCTCTTATAACAACATCAGAAGTTAATTTACCTTCACTTGCAAACTTTTTAAGGCCTCCAACTGTTGTCCCTAATTCGGCCGCTATTGGTGCAAGCAAAGTTGGAACCTGCTCCGCTAATGACCTAAATTCATCACCTTGTAAACGGCCAGAACCAAGTGCCTGCGCTAATTGCCTGAATGCATTGGAAGACTCTTGAGCTGAAGCACCTGCCAACAATGCAGCCGTATTAAAACCAAAAAATGTTGTTTTTATTTCATCTAATGAAACCCCTAAAGGTGCTAAACGTGCCGTAATATTTGTAATTCCTTCTAATGCCTCAGTTCCGCTTAAATTAAATTTCTTTTGTGCTTCTGTTACAAGATCCAAAGAACCAGCATAAGTGCCTGAAGCTTTGGTTAAAAGTTTTAAACGTACATCTAGTTTTTGAAAGCTTGTTGCTTGTTTGACGGTTTGCCTTACAACTGCTGCTGCTCCAATTCCTAAGAACGCATTTCTTAAAGTATTAACAGCACCAGTTAATGCTTGTGTTTTATTTTGAACCTGCCCTAATGCTCTCGTTGCCTGTGAGCCGTCAACCGTAAGTTTTACATTTGACTGAGCCACTACTTACACAAACCTTTTTATATAGTTTAACCTCATAACCTCCTTTTGCTTCGATTAGCTGCCTTTTTTTCTTCCTCCGCTTTTATCTCGTAATAAGCAGCAAAATAAATAAACTCCTCCTCAGTCATTGATGACCTTAAAACACTAACTGTTTGGCCTAATTCTGTTGCTAGGAAAAACTCAAATCTTAGCCAGCTATTCCCCTTTAGCTTTTTTTTGCTGTATCTAAATCAATCTGAACATCAAACAAAAATAACTCAATTTCATTTAATACATTCTCTGGTAATTCTCTTTGTAAATTTGGTGCGTCTGCCATTGCAAAAGCTTTTGTTCCATTTTCTAACTCTGCCATCTGGCAAAGTAATTGAGTTGATACGGTTAAAGCTTCGTCTGTTCCTGCTGATGCTTGCGCTCGTTGCCTATCGTGCCTTGTTAAAGGAGGAAAATACAACTCAACAATTGTTTCACCGTTCCTATTCTTTAGCTCATATTTACGACGAGTAGACATTTCATCACTGAAAGCCTCAGTGATTAGATTTACTGTTCTTTTGGCTGACATAAATTAGGTATCCTTTATTTAATACTATTAAATTTCAGAGGTGATAGCACCAGTAGTGATAAATGAAATGTTGATAATTTGAGTTTCTCCAAGCGTTGCCCCGTATTCAGCACCTGTAATAATGCCAGCAAAACCAATCTTTTTTGCTGATGTTGCACGATCAGGGAACAATTCAAACAATGCGTCCCCTGCATCACCTGTTGTCAAAACATCATCAATGAAAGTTGTATAACCTGTGGCACTTTCTGCTGGATCATACAAAAGCTCTGCTGAACCTTCACCAGAAATCAAGCCACCGATAAATGTTTTAGATGTATCGCCTTGCTTTGTTGTTTCGTGGGTATCTTTAGTGACGGATAAAGACCATGATCTAGTTGCTGCAACATCGGCCTCAGTACCGCCAGCATTTTCAAACATGATTTTACCAACATCACCTTTAACAGCGGCCATGAGAATAAAAAAAAGTTATTACAGGTATATTAACCTTTTTTAGTATCTTTTACATTTTTAGCATCTGTTTTGTTTTTTTCCATGTATCTCCTACAACGAGGATCCCAATAAGCTGGATCTCTACGACCCTTTATAGCTTCGATTGCATCTAGCATTTCTTCCGTAAATTCCATAATTAAAGATTTTCAAAGATCTCAAAAGTTATTCTAATCTGTGTTTGATAAAAGCCATCAGGCGCACCCGTTAATGTTTCAGGCCCAACAGGTGCATCAAAAATTACGCTGGAAACTGTTTGGCGGTTGTATAAATCTCTTATCCTTTTTGCAATGGTTAAATTTGCTCCTGCCCCTGTCGCTTCTGGGGTGTAAGTATTTAACAAAATTAAACCAAAAACAGAATTATGAGAATCATTTGATTGACTTAAATAAGCGCTGGCACCAAAACTAATTTGACATTGCACAAATGAATCAACGCTTGTTGAGTCATAAGAAATATTGTTGAACACAACAGGAACAGGAGGTGCACTTGATAATTCTGTTCTCAATCTTGCTTCAATTGTCGATCTGATTGTGTTTAGGTCAACTGATGCCATTAGATACTCCTCTTTAGTTTTTCATATTCTCTTTTAGCCCAGATTTCTAATTCTTTTCCAATAATTTCTGGATAACCTTTTACTGTTCCTTGTCTTGTTCTATATTCTCCTCCCCATGAAGGCGGCAAATTCTGACCATAAGCAACTGGCTCTGCATATTCCACATTGTTTAAAATTGTTCCTATATATGGCTTTGAAATGTCTGTTTGCCATGCCATTCTCAAGCGTCCAGTGTCAACTGGAGTTGCTTGTTGCACTCTTGCCGACCATTCCAGCGTTGTTACTCTGACTAACTTTTGCACGGCCTCGGCCATTACATCATCAATTTGATCTAGCCTTATTTTTCTAGTCATTACGACCTCAAAAACAAAGTGAAAGCAATTGGAATATTATTCTGCTCCTCCGTGTTGATTTGCACAATCTGGTAAACAACTGAACTAATTACAACACGATCTTTAGGCGTTGGAACATAATCCAAATCACCTGCTGAAATAACACAAACTTTGTCTTGTGCCTGAATTAAATCATTAACCTCAGAATTACTAACATTAGATAAAGCACCATTAACAATAGTGTCTGATGTGCTTGCACCCATTGAGCCTGTTTCTGTGTTGTAAGTTCCATCCGTTACTTTTCTAATCGTTACAGAACCACCAAGAGCTTTTAGACTCTTAGATGCTGCTTTTTTTAAAGAAGAAGCAAGACTCATTAGATACGATAAGCAATAAGTGATCCTGCACTTGTTTGGGTAATGCTGGTGAAGACTCCTTCAATCTCAGTACTTGCTTTTAACTCAATTCCAGAAACGGTTGAAGAACCATTTTTTGTCACATTAGGAGAAACTAAAGTAACAGTTGAATCTGTTAGACAGGTGATTTTCCCAAACCTTCCCGTATGAGTGTTTGTGTCTGTGATGATGATTGCGGCAGGATAATTAATTCCCATTAGCTTCTTTTTACAGCGATGTTACCTGGTCCACTAATTCTAATGCCTGTGAAGTATCTTTCAAACATTGGTGGAACACGATCAGCTCCAACAGCACCGTAAAAATTAGGAGTTGCCTCCAAGGATCCAATCTTTACGTTTTTATAGTCTTCTAATCCGCTAAGTCCAAGACCGTCTTTATTGTTGTTTAAATAAGCAGCTAATACCGCTTGTGCTTTTTTTAATTGGTCTGGTATTTCTGTATCTGTAAAATAATCAGTTGTTATACGGAAAGGAAAACCAGTTGCGTAAGTATTGATATAAGTATCAGGTTTTCTTACTCCAGTCCGAGGCCATTGCATTGCTTGAGTATCTGTAGCTCTTGCACCTAAAAATCTTTCACGATCAATTCTTTGTGCTGCTGTGTAAAGAGCACGATTTCTATAATCGTCACTTGTTGAACCAGCTTCCCAAGCAATTACATCATCATCAGCAATTAAACCTTCTATTAGTTCGTTTGCTTCAGTCAATGAAATGTAGCTATTTGCGTTAGCCGCTCCCACCGTGTGATGAATTGTTATCGCCATCAGTAGTTACTTTAGGTTTACGCTTACGTTTTTGTTTTGGCTTAGCAGCTTCAACAGGAATAGAGGCCGCTTGTGCAGCAGCCTCCCTTTCCTTCATTCGCCTAAATGCGAACATTCCCATTAGCTAGATGCACCTTTTATAAGAGCATAGTTAATGACAATTGCTTGGCTCAAAGAACCGCCAGAAAGGTTTCCAACAGTAACTTTAAAAGAACCAGCAGCAACAGTAGAAACAACAAGCCAGTAAGCACCTGCAGTTCCACCTGATCCGTGATTAACCACTACAACGTCAGTTGCAGCAACACGGTCATTGTTTACTTGAAATGTAACTTCTGCTCCGTCAGCCAAAGCAGCAGCGTTCATTGTTACCTGACCTGACTCTGTATTAAGAGTCACGGCAGTTCCTTTGTTAGTTGCTTGAGTAACAGTTCCACCAGTTGTGTAACCAATAGCTTTACCAGCAACGGCTTCAAATTGTGATGCCATAATTAGTTACCTCTAATCCTGAGCAGAAACGTTAGTTGCTCTAACGATTCCAATGTTCTTTTGCTCGTAGACCTTCGACCAGTTGGCTACGGTTTCAAGTTGGGCACGAGTTGGGTTTGTTGTTGTAACAGCCCACTTAGTTCCAACAGGATGATATGTGTAATGGAGATCGACAGCCATTGCATCAGATTTAGCAAGGATGTCTCTATCTGTCTCAGTACTCAAACCTGCTTGCTCACCAGAGGCAACCGCACCCGGTGTAAAGAAGTAAGTTGAATACTCAGTGCTTGCACCAGTACCAGTCTTAGCTACATCATCAGAAACGATGACTCTTAAACCGCAATAAGTAGGAACAGCACCATTACTACCATAAGCAGAAACGATTGAACCACCAGAAGCAGTTGCACCAGCATTGGTGTCTCCAGCCACAACATAGTCAACAAGCTTTCGCTCGACTAAGTCGTAGTAAACCTTTGAGTGCATACAGACAGCAGCAAGCTGATCACCTGCATCACCAAGGATTGACTTGGCTTTTGCTACATGCTTAGGACTTAAACCTGTAGGAGTGTCACCACTTTCTGAATCAATGCAGTTAGCAAATAAAGCAGAGTTGCTGTCGTTTGCATTTATTGAACCAAACACTCCAGACAATGCTGCAAGCAAGTCTTTTTGTCTTTGGTGTGCAATATAAGAACCAACTTTTGCACCAATAGCAGCCATTGGATCAGAGCCAGCAGCTAAAGCCGCCAAGTCTCTAGCTTCCCAAGCACGACCTCTGTGAAGAATTACAGAAATTTGCTTGTCAGCTTGGATTTTTCCAGGTGTTAGAGAAGTGCTATCACTTAGAACTTCAAAATCTCCTGAAAGATTTGCTTTCCAAAATGGAACATTGACAAAATCACCACCTTCAGTCGCATTAAGCTCGGCCATTGGTTGAACAACACCGCTAGCCAAAAAGGCATCACGCTTAGTTGTCTGTTCAATCAAGTACGGCGTAAAGACCTCAGGTATGATTACGTCCGACCTTACGGTGGCCATAAAAATTACCAGAAATTAGTTTTACGGTGGGTCACAAACCCGATGGCGCAGCACAGCCTTGCCTTATAAATATATATTAGCGTGCAACTGCATTTTTCAAACGATCATATAAATCTTTGTCAGTTCTATACAGTCTCATTTGCTCTGTAATGTTAAAACTTTCAGAAGCAAATGGATTTTTAGTGCCTGCAGGAATCTCACTTGCACTTGATCTGCTTGCAGAAGCACCACCACCTTGAGGTTTAGGTTGCTTTAAAATGTAATCAGGAAGTTTGCCTTTAGCCCAGTCAGAGACAGGAGTTCTTTCATATCCGTCAACAACAACAGGTACGCCATTGTCAACTTCTATTTTATCCTTAGGTAAAAAGTTGTTTAAAACAAGATTCGGATCGTGGACTATTTCAGACAAAGCCTGAATAGCAGGTGAAACTAATTCTAATTCACGAACTTTGGCTTCAAGTTCTACTATTTTTTTCTCCTTTTCAGAAGATCTTTCTCGATATTGCTCTTCTAGCTTTGTTCTGGCTTCGGTGTACTGTCCTTTTTTTTCAAGTTCAGCTTGTTCAGCACTGTTTTTAAAATCAATTAAAGCCTGAACATCTACATCTGCAGGAACTGCCTTTGAATTTTCTTTTGCTTTTTTGTATTCATCTATTAGCTCAGCGTTTTTTTTACGCATTGCTATAATTTCAGCTTTTAGATTCTCTTTTTCGGAATCAACAGCTTGCTCCACAGGAGCAGTTGTTTCGTCAGGCATAAAAACCCACAAGGTTATTTAGGTGCTACAACCTTAACTCTTTTTCTTCCTTTTAACTTTTTTCTTTTTCTTAGCAGTTTTAGCGGCTTCTTTAAATTCAGCAGCCGTTGGTGCATTTTTACTGCCTTTTCTTTTCATTTTTTCATTACTTCCTGCTTCTATGCGTTTTCGTTTTGCATGGATATTTGCATATAATCCCGGCTTTTTCTTAGGCATACAAAAACAGCAATTAAACCTTACCGTAGCGTCTTTGTAGTTGATTTAGTGTAAGTTCACTTCCATCATCCCTAATCATTTTTTGTAAAGCAGCTTGTGGACCACCATTCTTTGAGATTTTATTAAAGTATTTAACACGACTGGAACTACCAAAAACATCTAATTGAGCAGACTTACCAGCAGGAGTATCTTTTAACCATTGACCGTAAGTCATATTTGACGGAACCATTCCACCCGAAGCCGATCTTTTTCCTACTTTTGGCATATCAAATTCAAAGCCCATGTCTTTTAATCTTTCATAGTCAATAACAGCGACAGTAGTAGAGCGACAATTAAAATGTTGAGGAGGTAAGGGGCCATTATCGTAAGGAAAAACTTGACCATCTAAAGCAGCACAAATAGATGAAGTTCTACTATCTAAAGTTGCTACATATCTATATTTTTTAGTTACCTCTCCATTTGATTTATAAACATTTTGACTAGCAGCATTAGATACTTGATTAACACTTGTTCTGACAATTGCGGTGACTTGTCTATTGGTTGCAGCCGTAAGACTACCACCAGCTTTTGCTAATTGTTTGACGCTGCCTTTTTGATTGAACAATAAACGACCTTTTAATTTACTAACTATTTCGTCTGTTGTTTGTCCTTGCAAAAGACCAGTCCTAACTTCTTTTCCTAATAAGTCTGCCGATGATGTTGAAATTCCACGGAAAGCTTTTTGAACAGTACGACCATCTGGCAGTGTAATAATTGCACCTTGTCCAGCAGTTAAACTATATGTCTGTGGTGATCCAGTTACGGATTTAAAAATATCTTGCTGTAGTGTTATTAAATTTAGTTGAGTAGGATCTGTTGTTACGACTGACTGTGCAAATTGAGGACTAA